AAGTATATTAACGAAGATGGCCAAGAGTGTTTAAAACCTAAATGCTTTGGCCGATTTATGTGAGCAGGAATTAAACAATGGCAACAGCAAACAAAACAGTAATCGAAGTAGGGGCAAGTGCTTCAGGTGTGCAGGGTGGAGTAAACCAAGCTAAAAACGATATGGTTATCTTACGCGCTTCTGGTACATGGGATAGCACAGTATTGTCTTTCAATGTATGGACAGGCGTAGGACAGCCGCAAAGCCCTACAGATTCAGGTTTCATCTCTGAGTATACCTTTAACGCTAATGAGCAGGTAAGCTACCTAATCGGGACATATAACTACTGGACTATTACAGCTTCAGGTGGTGGCGCAAGCTCAGACATCGAGTTTACTTGTCAGAGCGTTCAAGACTGTAACCGCTAATAACTCTGGGGAGAGGATTATGGCAGGTGGTAGACCGACTAAATACAGTGATGAGGTCTTAACTAAGACTAGGGATTATATTGATAACTTCGGCAATTATGGTGACTTAGTGCCCTCTATTGAGGGGTTAGCTTCTGAGTTAGGGTTAGGTGCTAGAACGCTTCACGACTGGAAACATCAGGAAGATAAGCAAGAGTTTTCGCGTATGTTAGGTGAATTACTCTCTAAACAAGCCCGTATAGCAATGAATGGGGCGCTAGGTGGTGATTATAATGCCACTATTGCAAAGCTGCTTCTCACTAAGCATGGCTACTCAGACAAGGTAGACCAGACATCAGAAAGCACTCACACTATTAAAGCCCCAGACTTAAAAGTTCAGTTTGTAGATGCCTCAGCAGATACCGACAGCGTTTAAGGATTTATTCACCCCGTCACGTTATAAGGTTTATTACGGTGGTCGTGGTGGTGGTAAGTCATGGGCTATCGGTCAAGTCTTACTAATGAAGGCAATGACAGAGCCTGTACGTATTCTCTGTACACGCGAGTTTCAACAATCTATTCAAGAGTCAGTACACAAACTCCTATCAGACCAAATAGACGCTATGGGCTATCAGGAGCATTTTGAGGTTCAGCGCTCTATCATCTACGGTAAGAATGGCTCTCAATTCATATTCGAGGGCTTAAAGAATAACGTCACTAAGATTAAATCCATGGAGGGTATTGATATTGTCTGGGCTGAAGAGGCTGAGAGTATCAGTGAAAACTCATGGGATGTACTTATACCGACTATCCGTAAGCCTGACTCTGAAATATGGGTAAGCTTTAACCCTAATGATGAGATGGATAACACTTATCAACGCTTTGTTATTAACCCACCTGAGAATGCCGTAGTTAAGAAGGTTGGGTGGCAAGACAATCCTTGGTTTCCCGATGAGCTACGGGCTGAGATGGTTGAGTGTAAAGAGAAGCAGCCTAAGAAGTGGCTACATATCTGGGAGGGTGAGTGCGCTAGTGACTACGGTGACTCAATTATACAGCCTGAATGGGTAGAGGCGGCTATTGATGCTCATAAGAAGCTAGGCTTTGAGGCTTTAGGTTTAAGAGTGCAAGGCTTTGACCCTGCTGATGAGGGTACGGATAACAAAGCATACGCTGTTAGACATGGCTCATTGGTTGAAGATGTTGTGCAGTGGGAGGGTGGCGACTTGAATGATGCGATTAACCGCGTGTTTGATTTCGCCTTTGATAGCAAGGTAGATGATATTGTATTTGACTCTGTAGGTGTGGGCGCGGGGATTAAGGTTGGCTTAGATGAGAGGATTGCAGGTAGAAACATTAGAGTAACGGGCTTTGGTGGTGCTGAGTCAGTGCGTGACCCTACAACAATCTATGAGGGTGACAAGAAGAATAAGGAAGTCTTTAGAAACTTGAGAGCGCAGTATTGGTGGTATTTACGGGATAGATTTGAAAAGACTTATCGAGCTGTTGAGAAGGGTGAATACATAGCACCGGATGAATTAATTAGTTTAAGCTCAACTATTGCAGACTTAGGGCAGTTAAAGTCCGAGTTATGTCGTGTACAGCGCAAACGTGGTACAATGAATAGCTTAATACTGCTAGAAAGTAAGCCAGAAATGCTAAAACGTGGCGCAAAGTCTCCAAACATGGCAGACGCTTTAGTAATGGCCTTTGCTAACCCGCCACCTAAGAGTGACATTAAGCCTAGACAAACACGTAAGAGAAAGTGGAAATGATTAAATTAAGAAAAGATAAGCGCGAGAAGTTACACAGAGAAGCTATTGCACGTTGGAAGGTAGCGAGCGAGTGTGAGGAAAAGCAGCGCATCTTAATGAATGAAGATACTTTATTCGCTCAGTCTCAAGATGGTCAGTGGGCTGACTTAGTGAATGGTGAGACAGAAGATTCTAGAGCAAGGTTTACGGTTAATAAGATTGCAGCCAGTTTAGCGGTTGTCTATGGTAACTATGTTCACATCAGACCGCAAAGTAAGTTAGTTGCAGCGGGCTTAGGTGCTGACAAAGAGAGCGCTGAGGTGCGTACAGGCTTAGTGCGTTCTATTGAGCAACAGAATCAAGCGGCTGACATTTATGACACAGCCTTTAAGAATATTATACAGTGTGGCTTTGGTGCGTGGAAAATCAAGCTAGACTATTCAGACGATGATTCGTTTGATCAAGATATTATAATGATTCCTATTCCAGACGCGGCCAATACAGTCTGGTTTGACCCTACAGCTAAACGCTATGACCGTAGAGATGGTGACTATGCCTTTCATGTTGAGCATATTAGCTTCGAGGATTACAAGTTAAGATACCCTAAATCATCCATGGCTCAATTCCCTACAATGGAAAAGCTTGTAGCGGGCAATACAATGAATTCTTACTGGTATAAAGGTGAGATGGTTGCAGTGGGTCAGTACTGGCGTAAAGTGCCTGTTAGGAAGCGTATAGGCTTACTAGAGACCGGTAAGACCGTAGAGGTTACAGCAGAGCTTGAGGCTAGTTTGCAGAATGGTGAAGGCGCTGAGTTAGTAAGAGATGAGATGGGCAATGTTAAGACTCGCATGGTTGATTCGCATAGAGTTGAGATGTTTATGATGAATGGCTTAGAGATTCTAGGCGATGGTTGGGAATTCCCCTCTAAGTTTATCCCTATTGTGCCTGCCTTCGGTGAGCAAGTATCAGTACAGGGTGAGAGACATACACGAGGCATGGTGCGTTTTGCTAAAGACCCTCAGCGTATCTATAACTATGCTAACAGCGCATTTATTGAGAGCGCAGCTATTAGCCCTGAGCAGCCTTATATGATTGCCTCTGAGCAGATTGATGGGTTTGAGGAAGAGTGGGAGACAGCGGGTGCTGAGTTACCGCCATACCTACGTTACAACAATGTTGAGGGCGTGCCTATGCCTCAGCGTGCTAGTGCCCCTATGGCTAACCAAACACTTGTAGCGCAAATGTCTCAATCAGAGAATGATATTAGAGCTACGATGGGTGTTATTAATGTGGGTGGAATGCAGCAGCCTCAAGACATATCAGGCCGCAGCTTTATTGAGCAGATTAAGAATAATGATTTAGGTACGGTAGTATTTACGGATAACTTGAAGAAGTCTGTACAGTATTCAACAGAGATTATTAATAGCTTGCTTCCCGTAGCTTATGACTCAGAGCGAGTTGTAAGAGTAGTGGGTGAGGATGGCTCAACAGAAGAGATAGCCTTTAACAAGCAAGAGCGTAACGCTAATGGTGAGTGGGTAACAATGAACGACTTATCAAGTGGTAAGTATGACGTATTCTCCTCAGCAAGCCCTAGCTACATGAGTCAGCGTAATGAGTTAATGGAAACATTAAACAAGCTGTCAGCTAATGACCCTTCCTTTGCCGCAATGACAGCAGACTTTACCGCAAGCTTAATTGATGCGCCTTTTGCTGATAAGCTCCAAGAGCGAGTGCGCAAGCGCTTAATTCAACAAGGTATTGATGAGCCTACAGAGGAAGAAGCTGAGAAGTTTGGTATTAACCCTCAAGCTATGCAGCAACAGCAACAAGCGACAGAGCAAGCGAATCAGGCGTTCCTACAAGCTCAAGCACAACGCGAGCAAGCTGAGACTATGAAGATACAACAGCAAGCCGCCTCGGAAGCCGCTAAAGCTGATAAGTATGTATCTGAGAATCAGTCAGTCATGTTGGATAATGTTAAAAAGGCTATTGAGAATGTACAGTTAGCAATGCAATCAGGAATGACACCAAGCCCTAGTGACGCTATGATTATCTACGGTGCTAAAGAGATTGCTTTAGATGATATTGCAGACTCGATTGAAGATAGGCGCGAGCTTGAAGCTAACCTACAGCAGACCATAGGAATGATGCAGGCAGCACAACAACAGCAACAAACTCAACCTATTCAGCCGACTCCTGAGCAGAGTGTACAGATACAGCAGATGCAAGACTTACAGGGTGGCTACTAATT